AGTTTGCATGATTCTGATTAGTATGTTATTGCTCATTTCTCTCCTTTATCCATTTCAGCCAGCCAGTCAAACGATCTGTTTTTGCGGTTGCTGTGTCGAGCCGCTTCTTTGTTCTATCATAGTGATCCGAGGTTTTCAGATATTCTATAAGAGTCGCCTGGCTTGCCTTTGACAATCTCAATTCTTTTTCCAGATACATCAGAAGACTAGATATAGAATCTGCTTTTGTCCCACAAATAGGGCAAAAAGGGGTATTAAATGGTTTTCCGCAACATTCCTGTCTCATATTATTTCCCTTCAATTTCGGGCAAAGCCCATAAAAATTCTAAGTTCTCAATCTCGCGCGTAACCCGCCGGACATTTTCAGCGGCGAATCTCGCGCGTTTTCTGCAAGCAAAGACCAGGTTTTCGGGTAGTCCTGGCTCACGGCTCACACCGAGGTAGAAGTCCCGGCAGTTTTCCCATTCTTGCAGCGTAAAGTCAATGTCTGGCTGATCTAAAAACATTATTTTGGCCTCCTTGTCCATTGGGAAGTCGCATTTCGCCACCGTATTTTTCGCCGTTCGTGGTTGGTGTCTGCGTCATAGCCGATAACCTTTCGATTACAGCACGGACAGTTCCGTTCGTCATCGCAGATAGCACACTCGCAGCATTCAGTAAACATTGTACTATTTGTACCATTTGGCCCTAGCGGAAGAATCTGGGCTATCACTCCCGGATTTAAATACATTATTTTGGCCTCCTTCCGATATTCAGACGTTCGCCGAACCGTTCTTCTCGCGCCTTTGGCTTCGGCTTTGGATCGCTGCCGGATGCCTGGCGACACTTTACGCCGTTCCGATACAGATTGTTTTCGCGGCATACGCCCGCACATTTTTTCCCATTACATGAACATATAATCATTTCTTGCCTTTCGTAAAAGTTATAAAATTAATTGTTAAGCTCACACACCGAATTGGGTGTACAGTGTGCGGCCTTAACGACTACACAGCCGTATTAACATTTGAAACCCGCTTTGCAATTGAATGCCACACGCCGACACGGTGAGCGGGGGAAGGTGTTAGTTGCCTTTTGCGATCTCGATAGTCTCGGCAATATCGAAAGCTTTATGCGCTTCCTTATTAGCTTCTATTGCAATACCAAACTCAACATAACCGATTTTCATGTTGCGGAATGCTTTTGCTGATGTCATATACGCTAATGCTTCGATGCGAAAGATTTCAAGTGCTTCGTTGTACTCTTTTGATGCCATAATCATAAACTCCAATAAAATAAATAACAATTAACAGTTAAATGACGGTTAAATCCAAGTATCCATCGTAGAGAGTACCGGACACATGCCACAAGTGCATTTTTCCTCATGCTTACAGATAAAATACCCACCATAGGCATTTTCAATAATATGCCCGTTAGAATCAGCAAGCGTCTTTTCAGCATCTTCAAATGTGTTGTAATGTGCAATCGTTTCCATAATAAACTCCAATAAAGTAATATAACAATTAATCCCGAAGGCGGTTAGTGTTAGTTAAAAGTTTTGAATTATAATTCCACCATCAAATTCAATAACCTGAGTATTATTACGCAGATAATCTAAGCAATCTTCTTCTTGATCATGTTCGTCAACATCGTCGCAGGGTGCGAAGTCATAACCAGCGTCATTTATGCAGTCAACAGCTGATTCATATTCGGTATACTCGCAACATAGAGCGATAATATCAAGCTCAATTTCACAATCACAATCATTTTCAAGCTCTTCAAGGTAATCAAACAACGCCCTTTTGCCTTCATAACTGAACTGATCCTGGCGGTCATGTGAATGGAATCTATCGGTAAAATCGCAAAAGCTTACTTGTTCTTTCATAATTAAAACCCTTAAAATAAATAACAATTAACATTAAACCCACTGCCGGTAACGATCCGGCTAAACGCTGTTTGGTGGGCGTTAGGCAAGCTGTAATTTACCGCAAACTTGCATTATCTGGTTGAATGTAGCCTTATCAGTATCAGACTTACATGCTTCATCATCAATGCACCAGAGAGCATAATAAGGCCCGTCTTTATCAGACTGCCGGCTATACCAAAGAATATTATCGTCTAATACGTCACCCATGTAAGACTTAACCTGTGAGCTATACTTACCCTTATCTTGGCGTATTTTATGAGCATTGACCCAAGCTAATAAGCCTGTGCTAATAAGTGAGCCCTTACCAGTGGATACAAACAAAGACTCTAATTCGATATTCTTTACAGTGGTGTTTAGTGTTGCTAGTTTCATGGTTAAAATCCTTAAAAAATGATTATTGTTTGTGTTACTGTTATAATATACACCCCATCGGCACAAAGTCAAGCAAACTTTAGATTTTAATTTGCGTACTGAAAAGATTTATCCAGCTCTTGAATTAAATCGGGGAATACAGGCTAGTATTAAGGATTACAAGTCAAGCCATTATTTCCAGCAAGCCACATAGACAGACTCAGTACGAGGCGCACAGAGGCCAAACAGCCCTGACAACCGACAACCAGCCGGATAATACGCAAACAGCCACACAAGCCACAGCCACACAAGCCACAGCCACAGCCCGACACAACAACGCACGCAGACAGTCAACGTCTCACACACACGACACACAACCCCACAGTTGACGCACCAGCTTGCGGACTTGCCGTACCCGTACTGGTATGCGATAAGGCTACACCACAACCAATACGCATATAGCACCATGCACAACACGCACACCACACAAGACACAAGTACACCACAACACGTGGTAACTACGGGACACATCACAACACACGTGGTAATTACGTGGGTAACTCGATCGCGTGTCCCGTTTCGCCAGGTGTCCAAGCAGTCCAAGATTCAAGTCTGAATTCGTAGACAATAGGCTACGAATTGCTAGTGTGAACGCATTAGCACGCCTAAAACAGGCCCTCAGACCATAAAAAAACGGGTTTTTATGAGAGGATCGCGGGTATTGTCAGGATTCGAACCACACCCCCCCCCTTTTTTATTTTGGAGTCCCTAGTTACCCTGTGAAACACCTTTCCCCTTTTCCTATTCCCGACTTATATTATAACAATCAGTTTGAAACGGATTGTCTTTTTTCTAGTCTTCTTCCAGTATATATAATACATATGGTTTCTTTTGCGTTATAGGATATTTGGACATTAGTAATTGTTTAGTCTTTAGTTAACTTTCGTAGTTGTTATAAAAGGACTTTACTTTTGGATTTAGGTTGGATTTAATTTGCAGGTTAGTCGAAAAGATGTTATTGTTTTACATATCACAAGTGGCATTATTGAAAAGTTAATATATAAGGATAATCATGGCAAATAAATGTCCAGACGATGAATGCGTACGCCTCAAGAAGAGAATTGATATTCAACTCCGAACCATAGATCGGCAAAGCGAGAAAATCGCAACGACTAATTCTGAGCTGGCAAGGATTACGGAATTCAACAAAGATCAGGTTGGCATTATTACGAAACTTGTATGTGCTAACGAAAAGGGCAACGAAGCCTACCAGCGTATATTCGACGAGAAGGTCGAACGCTGCATGTATATTGCCGAGCTTGAAGCGAAGATTGAACGCCTATCGTCCAGAGGTATTGAGGATATGCAGGACACAATAGCAACGCTTGAAGCCGAGAACGCCAACCTCCGCAAGTCCATCGCCGCTTACGAGCCATTGGATAGGCTTATGAAGGAGCGGGATGAGTTGAAAGCTCAAGAATCAGAAGGCATGGAAGCTACATTAAGCCAAATGTTATCTAAAGAACAGGCAGAGAGATGGGGTTTAGACGAACACGGACATAAAAGAAATACCCAACAAATATTTATGAGAGCGTGTCTAGCCATTGACGACCTTGAAACTAAGTCAGCAGCAGACCTCAAACAGTACCTTGATATTGTTGACAGAAATGCCGAGCTTGAAGCGAAGTTGCTTGCCGAGTATAAGTGGGTTAGCGTTGAGGAAGATGGCAGCAACCTTCCGTCCGATCCCAACGAAGAAGTTTTCTGGAGAGAACCATCTGGTCACATAGAAAAATATAACTCAGAAATGTTTGTTAAACGTGAGGTTACTCATTACATGCGAATACCTCCCATCCACCTGCCAGAAGCAAAGCCAGAGATGAAGAATGATAAGCCACTGTACGGTGCTTTTGAGTCTCAAATCAAGCCAGCCGACGACAAGAAGGTGTGCGAATGGAAGAGTAGTAGTTATAATCATACTACATCATGTGGCATTTCATGTCCTCGCAACCTAGAAGAAGATTTTTTTACATACATATGCCCCTACTGCGGGCTGCCGATCAAGGAGGTGGAGTGATGACCTGCCCATTAGACAAAGACTGCGTATTTGCGAACCAACAGTCTGAGTGCGACCGTGTCCAGCTATGCTGTAATGAGAAGCTGGCTGTCAAGGACGCTGAGATTGCCGCCTTGAAGCTTGAGAACGCTGAGTATTTACAGCACATGCACGACATGCAGCGTGAATGGCTTGATACTATCAAACGACTTCGCAAGAAACTTGGAGAGCTTGATAATGACTGAACCGATAAAAAAACTAACCAGGTTCACAGAGCAAGAACTGAAACAGCGTAAGATTGGTGACTTCATTGACCCGGAGGGCATGTACGAAAAGTCCAGCCAGTTCAAAACCAAAAAAGAGACTTATGCAGCCGAGGGCGTACTGAAGTCTTATACATCGCTCTACAAGAGTTTTTGTGTGCTTCTGATTAAGGCAGACATACGTGCTACTGATGCTCCGGATAGGTATGCTTCGGCAAAATGTGCCCAGCTGATGATCGACGCATATTTATTGCACAGGAGTCGCGGTCAGGACGCTGAAATTCCGAACCAGGTTCACCTTTACAAAGTCAATAAGGAAAGCGAAGCCGAGGAATCAGGTATCGAACTGTACGATGCTGAACTTTTTGAGGAAGGCGGCGGGGTGAGCGAGAACGAAATGATTCGGTGGGTCAATAAGAATATGCGTATCGCTGACATTGAACCAGTAGACGCGCCGTGTTCAGACGCCTATGGGATGTTGTTGCATTACCGCAAGACAGAGCAAAGGCAGGAGAAGTTCTACGACACAATGGTTCCGAAACTCCTTTCTAAGGAAGACGCGAAAAAAACAAACAAACTTGAGGACCCCGGCAAAGATACAATTGATTTAATCAAGCGGTTACAAAAAGCATTACCGGAAAGCGAGTAAAAAATGATACTAACAGTTTCTGCAATAATTGGAATGTTCCTTGCTTATCTTTTTGGCTGGCTCTTAGGTGCATGGTTTAATTACTGGCCTTTATTTAGGCCCAAACAGCGAAGATGTAAAGATTGCTCACATAATAAATGGCTTAGGTCTTGCTTTGCAAAACAATATAGAGCGAAAAACGGTGTTATTAAACCATGTAGCGTATACCGCCGCAAGTGGTGGAAATTCTGGAGGCCGAAATAAATGAAAACAATACTTGCATTTTTACTAGCGATTACAGTAATAATAATCCTTGCGTTTGGTGGCTGGAAGCTGGAACGCTGGGCTAACTGGAAGTTAAGCTATGGCGGAAAAGTTGACGCTCAGATTACGCAACTTAAAAAGCGTATTGAAGTACTTGAGAAAGCGAGTAATAAGTGATGGCAATACCAAAATCAAAATCCTATAAAAACTTGCCTCCTGAAACGATAGAGAATCAAGTTAATAGAAAACTTTACTATCGAGCCTTTTCTATGGATTTGGCATTTCTTTATAGCCATCCTGGATTTAACTGGCAAAATCACATAGACAGAACTTTCTACGATTGCCTTGAATCAACAAAGCAAAGATTTATGAGGGTAACCTAAATGCTACCAGTCCAAACGCTTTTAGACATCAAGCAAGAATATGAAGAAAAAGCTGCTGAGATACAGTCTGGCGACAGATACCCGTTTTATTCATTTTGTTGCAAAAACGTACCTGGATTCAAGACACTGCGCGGGAACCTTGCTTTCCGGTTGAAGATTCTGGAGCTAGCTGCGAACGATATTGATTTTAAGAGCGACATCTATGCCATGTGCAGTAGGGATATGTTGTTTTATATCAATACGTTTTGCTTTACATATGATCCCAGATTACTGCCATTGCCCACAGAAGTTCCATTCATAACTTATAATTTCCAAGATGTAGCTCTGGACGATATAAAATTAGCGATTGACGCTCCGCATGATGAATTGACGGAGAAATCGCGTGGTGTTGGGGCTAGCTGGATGTACTTAACTGTTTTCGGATGGTTCTTCCATTTCAGAGATTACGTTACTTTCAGACTCTTGAGTGAGAACGAACGTAAAGTTGATGATTCAATTGACCCAGACGCTTTGTTCTGGAAGCTAAGATTTTGGCTGAAACATTTAGTTGCATGGCTAAAGCCAGACTGTAGAGTGATCCAGTTAAATATTCTTAATAATGATAATTTCTCTACGCTTACAGGTTGTGCTACAACTTCAGATGCGGCTCGTGGTGGAAGGTGTACCGCAATGCTTCCAGATGAGTTTGCAGCGGTTCCAGATGGGCATGGAATGCTAGAGTCAACTCAGCACGTAACAAAATGCAGGCTGTTCAATTCAACTCACAAGGGTTCAGCTACGGCGTTTTATAAACTGAGCATAGGCTCAATTAAAAAATTGATAATTCATTGGTCTGTGCATCCTGTTTTTAATCTGGGGTTGTATTACAGTGTTGGGAATGATGTAGTTCACCTTGATAATTATCACGGCGAAGTAACAGTTACCAGAGAGAAATATAACTATCCAAGCGAATATCCATATCGTAAAGACGGCAAACTCAGAAGCCCTTGGTATGATAATGAGTGCGATAGAGCCGTTCACCCGATGGCAATCGCACAGGAATTGGATATGGATCCGTTCAGTTCCGACTCGCAGTATTTTGACGCAGAAATAATCGACCATATCGAAAAGACTAATGTGTGCAATCCTTACGATGAAGGCGAAGTTGAGTATGACGAAGATACGCTTGACCCGATGGGTTTTGTGCATGGTGTAAATGGTTCGTTAAAGTTGTGGATTTATCCAGACTTTATGAATAAGATCGACAGGAATCTTGAGATAGGAGCCGGAGCAGACATTTCCGCTGGAACCGGAGCGAGTAATTCAACTATGACGTTTGTTAATTTGAGAACTGGCGAAAAGCTGGCAGAATACGCGAACCCTTGGGTTCGACCTGAGCAGTTTGCGAAAATAGCCATTGCCTTATGTCGGTTCTTTAACGATGCGTTTTTAGTATTCGATGCAAGCGGTCCAACAGGCAGAGTATTTTCAGACGAACTGATGCGGGTTGGCTACAGAAATATCTATTACCGCAGGGACGAAGTTGGCCTTAAAAAGAAGGTATCCGACAAGCCGGGCGTTTTCCTTAACACAAAAGAAAAAGCCTCTGTATTGGGTTTGGTGCGAAGATGTTTGAAAGATGGAACATTTATCCAGAGAAGTCACGACGCTAACCAGGAGTACCTTGAGTACATTCAAAAGAGTAGTGAGGAGATCACCCATAGTTCTGCCGCGAACAGCGTAGACCCGTCCGGAGCCGGTCAGTCACATGGAGATCGCGTGATTAGCGATGCTTTGGCGATGAAGTGCTGTCAGTTCCTTGGCAAGTTGGTTAAAAAAGGCGGTAATCAGGATAATCGTAGCGACCCGCCGCCCCGGAGTTTTCTGGGCATGAAGCGGGCGGAAAAACTTAAAGAACGTAAATCGAAAGAGTGGTAAATAAAAGAAATAAACAAACTTTAAATTTTTATCTTGCGTTCTCCGATAAAGTTTGTATATACTAAATAGAGTAATAGACAAGTTAATACGGGTATGACTGATTCCGGCCAGTTGAAGTCATAGCAAAATAATCAAAGACGCCTCGTAGGGCTACGAACCTACAAGGCGTCTTTTTTTATGCCCGCGTATAAAGGAAACTTATGGCTTTTGACGTAAATAGCAAAGCAGACGTGGCAGACCTGTCACAAGCAGTAGGCTATTCTCGCGATGTTGGCGAAGTCTACCGCGTCAATAGGCTTACCCTGATGAAGCAGGCAGTCGGGCATAATTACTCTGATAACGGTGCGGCTGACAAAGTTCCGATGAATTTGCTTGAGCTAGCCACAAATATCTATTTACAACGTCTTGTAGCCCAAAACCCTCAAGTTTCGATCAACACGTTTTATCCACAATTAAAAGAGATTGTTACACGATTTGAGATGGCTGGTAACAATCTGATCGAGGACATTGAACTTGGGGAAACTCTTTCAACAGTTGTATATGCGGCTTTATTCTCTAAGGGTATTCTCAAGATAGGGCTTAACCGGTCAACGGTCGAGGTCGGAGGGATTACCCACGACAGCGGACAGGCGTTTGCTGATGCTGTATCGCTGGATGACTGGGTTGAGGACATGACCGTTTCGGAGAATGAGAACGGCCAATTTGAAGGAAATTACTGGTATCCGACGATTGACGAAGCAATGGAATTGTTCCCTGAAGCAGAAGAAAGTGACTTTTCCTTAAAAAGAGAGCAAACTGGTGAAAAGACCAAAGACCATGATATTCAAGAGGGTGATTCTAATAAGTCAACTCGCGTAGAATTCCGACCGGTCGTAAAGATGCTGGATTTATACCTTAAAAAGCAGAATTTAATCCTGCAATGCACCTATTCTGGTGACGACAAAGACCCAATCGGAACAGTTTTGAATAGCTTTGAATGGGAAGGCCCTGAAAACGGGCCATATCACAAGCTGGGATTTGGCGTTGTCGAAGGCTGTACGATGCCATCGGCGCCAGCACAGCACTGGATTGATATTCACACGCTGACAAATAGGCTTTTCCGTAAACTCGGACGGCAGGCTGATCGGGAAAAGACTGTTGTTGGTGTTAAACAAGGTGGAGATCGAGACGGAAACATTTTAGTTGATGCCAGTGACGGCCAAACGGTCAAGATGGACGATCCGAATAATATAGGCGAAATTCATACTGGCGGTATAAACCAGTCAACATTGGCATTCGTACTGATGCTCAAAGACATTTTCAGCTACATGGGCGGAAACCTAGACAATCTTGGTGGATTGGGCCCACAGTCGGAAACGCTTGGCCAGGATCAACTTCTCTCGGCTTCTGCGTCCATGCGGATCCAGAAGATGCAAAAAGACGTAACTGTTTTCACCACGAAAGTCTTGAAGGACTTAATGTGGTACTTGTGGTATGACCCAAATCCAAAACAGAAGGATGTTATCAAGACGGCTCCTGGCTTTGAGAGTGTGACAATTGCTGTCCCCTTCAACCCAGAAGACCGCGAAGGCGACTATCTTCAATACAATATCATTTTAGAGCCGTATTCGATGCAACACCAGTCGCCTGAGAGCAAGTTGCAGGGGATTCGGACTGTATTGGCAGAAATGATCCAGCCGTTACTTCCGATGATGGAACAGCAGGGTGTGACGCTTGACATTGAAGGGTTGTTCAAAACAGTAGGTAAGTTGAGTAATATTCCAGAGTTGAGCAACTTTATAAAGTTTTCAAGTCCGAATCTTGAACAGCCGGTCGGTTCGTCATCAGAGGCCAGACAAGCACCAAATACAACCCGTACAAATATACGAAAGAATATTCCAGGCGCAACCCAACAGGGTAAATCAGCCGTTTTACAGCAGGCTTTGCTTGGTAAAAAGCCACAGCAGTCGGAAGTAGCATCACTAACTAGAGCATCAGCATAGGAGACAATATGGCCGCGGCAAACGATAAGTTGATTTGGTTGAAAGTTTTGATCGGTTTCATATTTACGCTTATGCTTTTGATGGTTACGGCAGGAGCTACACAGTTGGACAAAAAAGTAAATAAAGATGTTTTTGAATTGTATGAGGTGTATCAAAACAAGCAATTCATAGACATAAAGGATTCATTAACCCGAATCGAGGATAAGTTATAATGGCAGAGTACAGTTTTAAATGCCCAGAATGTGAGAATGAGCAAACTGTTACGAGAGTGATGGCGGACTACGACAAGCCGTTGAAGTGCGAGAAGTGCGGTACAAAGATGGCCAGGTTGTTGAGCGTTAGTGGCAAAAGCAGATGCGGCAACGGTTATCCGATGGCGTCGTATGCCGTTGGCGTTGGAGCAAGCGAAGTTCCGGCTGCGATGGAAGTTGACAAAAAAGGCGGCGTTCCAACGAGATATACTAAAGACGGAGACCCGGAATTCACAAGCAGAGGTCATAGGAAGAAGTATTTGAAATTACACGGTTTTCACGATCGTAACAGTTATAATGGTGATTAAAACCTAAACCGAAGGGAAGCACATGTATTACATTGGCGTAAAAAGAATCGAAGCAGAACCGATGACACTTGGTATGTATAATGATCACAAGGGCTGGACTATTCCAGAAGATGAAGACCCAGCTAAAGAAGGCTACTTGGTCACGTATTCAGACACGTACAGTTCATGGAGTCCGAAAGAAGTGTTCGATGACGCTTATCTTGCTATTGGGGGAGATGGCACAAAGATTACTCAGGACACAGTAAACGAGTTTATGGGAATCCTTGTGGCTTCACAGATCGACGACAAGACTACTCTTGTGACTGCCGAGACTATTACCGGATTCAGGCAGCACGAAGTTTCCAGTTGCGTTGACCCGAAGAACTATGACGCTGAAATAGGCAAGAATATCTGCGAGAAGCGAATACAGGGCACAGTTTGGAAGTGCCTTGGATTTGTATTGCAGTGGGCAAATTACGGCCTAAAGAAATAAACCAAAAACCTAACCCAAAAACCTAAACCGAAGGGAAGAAAATGGCAGACGAAAAGAAAACAGAAGAAGAATCAACGGAAGAAACCAAAGATGCTTTGAATTCCGCTATAGAAGCTGGCGACGAAAAAGAAGCTGAAGATAAAGAGGAAAAACACCTCGAAGCTATGAAAGATTTTGACAGTTTAATCGACAGCGACGACGACGATTCCGCTGACGAAAAAACAGACGATGATGGCGAAGAAAAAGACGATCCCGCCAAGGAAGAAGTCGAAGAACCTGCTAAAAAAGCAGAAGAAGCACCAGAACCAGGCAGTATAGACGCAGCGGCGGATGCTCTTGAAAAAGAGATTGAAACTGAAGCGGCTAAAAGTGACGAGCAGAAAGCTACTGAAAAGGCCGAAGCGGATGCGAAAGCAGCCAAGGAAGCCGAAGACGCTAAGAAGTCAGAAGAAGAACCGTATGATTGCGGACTGAATACTGATCCCGACGCTGAAGGCGAAGCCTACGAGCCTGCATTGGTCGAAGCATTGAACAAGCAGGGACAGGCGGTTCAGGATCGTGCAAAAGACGCAGAAGCGAAGAACACAGCCCTTGAGAGCAGACTTGACAGGCAGGAAGCGGAAAGAACCGCCGACTGGCTCGACGGGAAGTTCAACTCATTGGACGAAAACTTCACGGAAGCGGTTGGCTTTGGCGAGTTCCAGGACTTTGATTCCGGTTCAGTAGAACAGGAAAACAGGTTGGCTATTTCTAAGCGAATGCAGGTTACTGCAAAGGCTTGCGTGAGAGACGGCAAACCAATCCCGTCACGGAACAAACTGTTTGATATGGCTGTAAAGCGAATACTAACTAAAGAAACTAACAAGCCGGAAACTGATAAGGAGACCGCCAATAATCTTGCGAAAAGATCAAAGCAGGCTATCGGACGGGCTTCTAAAAAGGGAACGGCATTATCGAAGGCGAAGTCAAACTTGCAAAAGCAAAAAGAGTTTGACGCTCTTCTTGACTAACCTTCAGAAAGGACATTAAGATGTCCGTACACACAGAAGATATTTTAGATATGCTGGAAACGACTCGTGATTCTCACGACGACATGACCTTCATTGACATATCATCAGACTTGCAGGAATACACAGTTACTCCGTGGCTTTTAACTCAGGCTGGCGGATTGAAGGTTGAGTCCGGTGGTGGAACTGGTCACGAACAGTCGCTGATGTATAACAACGGCGGCTACTCTAAGTGGGTTGACGAGTTTGCCGAGAGAACTGGCTCAATCATTGACCACCTGAAGAAGATGAAAGTCAATTATAAACTATTGCTAGATGGTCTTCAATACACTTATGGCGAAATAGTTGACAACCGTGGCAAGGAGCGGATCAATAAGATCATCAAGCCTCGAACACGGTCAATGTGGTTGCGTGTTGCTAAGACGATGGAGCGTGATTTCTACGCCGAACCTGACGCTACGGATGACGAGACTCCGTGGGGCTTGAAGTATTGGATCGTCAAGAATGCTGAAACTGGATTCAACGGTGGGTATCCGACTGGTTTCACGAAAATCGGCAATATCGACTTGTCAGTAGTCACGAACTTTAAGAACTATACTGACGTTTATACCACTGTATCGAAGGACGATCTCATCAAGAAGATGAAGAAAGCTCATCTTCAGACTGGTTTTTATGCTCCTCGCACAGACGCAGGCGTTACAGGCGATTCAATGCCCAATAAGCGTATGTATCTTGTAAACGAAGTTACGATTGAAGGTGTCGAAGACATCGGCGAAGCTCAGAACGAGAACCTTGGTAACGACATGGCTCCAAAGACCGCAGGTACAGGCAAGATGGGTCTGAGGATGGACGCTGGCGACAACATCACGTTCAAAAGGAATCCGTTCGTCTATGCTCGCAAACTTGATACTGATACGACTGACCCGGTCTACGGCATAGATATGAGTACCATGCAGGCTCTGACTAAGAAGGGCGACAACATGAAGCTGAGTGAATACTACCAGCATCCGACTCAGAGGCGTTTGTTCCTTGCGGACTTGTTCCACAGGCATCAGACAATTTGCTTCAACCGTCGTAACAACTTTGTCATCAACAAATAATCAACGCCGTCGGGTGTCCCCGGCGGCATAATATTCGGGTTGTCCCCGAAAGATTGGAGTTAAAATGAGTAACGTACGAAATTTAGTGGGGTATGGCCAAAGGCGCAAGGAAAACCTTGCCACTTTTGTTTATACCGGAACATTAGCGTTGAAGCGTGGTGACGGCATGTGCTTTGCACTTAATACCACCGACACTGGAACTGGCGAACTTGCCACTGACCCTTGGGGTCGTAGAGGTCAGGTAGAAATTGCTGTCCCATCGGCATCAAACGCAAACAGGTTTGCAGGTGTGCTGACTCGGAGTTACGAGGCTGACGCAGACGGCAAACTTAGGGTAGTCGAGCTTGCTATGCCGGGTGGTTGTGCGATGATTTCGCAGCGGGTTATTTCAACCGTTGGTTTGGGCCGCGTTACCTGTATCGTTGACAGCGTTGCTGGCGGTGGAATTTCAGGAAAATTTGCCCATGGCGGTTTGCCTGGCAGAGGTTCTGCTGTGCCGCTGGAAACGTTGGCCGCTGCTACGAGTGGCGACCTCGCCCTGACGCACACCACAACTTTGATGACAGCAAATGCCGCCTATTCCTCTTCGACCGGCTTAACCACCATCACAATGACTGGTGCTGGGACGGCGATGGGTTATCTTACTGCTGCGGTTGATGCAAGCCAGTACGAGTGTACGGTAGTTGGCGGTGGTGCACTGGCTGATGGAGTCGTTAGAGCAACGCAGGGTGTCTATCCTGTAGTTCAAGCGACTGGAGCCAATACCTTTACGGTTACTGGCAACACTGGCGATGCGGTATGTACGGTCTTCCTAACGAAGAAAAACCTGCTCAAGCTAGCTTATCTAGAAGATGGTCGCGAGTCTGGATTGTCAGATTACGTGACCCCTCTCAGTGGTGCTGCTGCTCAGTTTGTCTTGAACCAGGGTGGCTGTACTTTCATTTGTGGTGGCTCTGAAACAGCACAGCCTTGTACAGTCAATACACTTGCTGATCCGGTAGTAATTGGTGGGCTTGGCGATGGTGCAAGAAAAGCATTCTGCATGCTGGGAACACAAACAACAGGTACATATTTGGTAACAGTTACATCGGGCGAAAAATTCGATGGTGAGACAGATATTAGTACGTTATCGTACCTGACAGCAGGCCATCATTCAATGCTGGAGTTCCATGGGGATTATGGTATTGACACTTCAGGTCGTTGGGCACTTATTGAAAGTCAAGGTGCTACAATAACCTAATAACAATATCGGTTTGGGTTGATGTAGGGCGTGGCTTCGTGGTCACGCCTTGCATCGTATTATAAATAATCTTGTTGACTCGCAATAGAGTCAGAAAGTGAGTATAAAATGAGTAATGAAGCTGTAACTTACAGTCGAGGAAGAACGTATTATGTCGCTGGCGTTGGCATACTGTTCGACCACGGAACAACCGTCCCTACAGACGGAACATCAGACTATGCACCTGGTTGCATTTTTCAGGATACCGATGCTGCGGCTGATGCAAGTTTTTTAATTAACCAGGGGACACTTGCTTCGTGCAACTTTGACGCGATTGATGTTGGTACGATTCTTGCTTCAAACGTGCCGATTCTTGACACTGCTGGGTGGTTTACAGCAACGAACACTGAGACTGTTCTGGCAGAGATTGGTGCACTTCTCAGGGTAGCAACAACAGCCGGCATAACTACTGGTGTCGTTTGTTGCAAGAAAATTGCGTCTGCACAACTTGAACTTTTGCTTGATACTAACGAAAACGACCTTTTCGCTGTCAATGAAGGGGATGTAATTCTCAAAGTTGAGTTAGTAATCCAGGCCGCTGCTGGTGCAACTTGTGCGGTAACTATCGGAACAGATGTTGACGTTGACGGAACTACGAAAGACCCTGATTCTCTACTGAAAGCTGGTGATGCAAACGCAACCGGTATTCAGGCTTCAGATGATGTTGCCGGGACTTACTTAGGTGCAGACCTTGCATTCGGAAGTCTTACAGCCGACGACGATGGTTATGTAACCATAACTTCCAGTGTGGATAAAAGTGCTTCAAGTTTTGTAGGTGAAGCATTGATGTATTACATTCCAGCATAGATTTAACGCCCCTGTCAGTCTCCATGACGACAGGGGCATACCCTAACCGAAAGGCAGTAAAATGAAATTTGAATGCGAAATGATGTGTAGAGAGATTGGTGAGAAAACTAAAAGTAGGTTCTCGGCTGAGCTATATGTCCATAATGGAAGGGCAGAAGTAGATATGTCGGCGTTTAGAAGTCACATAGACGCTGGCACTCTTAAACTTGGCGAAATGGTCAGACAGCAGTTCAGACCAAGTAACAAATATCGTATTACTATTGAAGAAATAACCCAAACCGAAAGGCAGTAAAATGGACTATGACGACATGTTACACAAGATGGACCAGATGCACAGGGATTCTCTCCGGCGTATGTTGGCCGTAAACGAAGTTCCTGAGCCAGTTATGGTCAGATATTTCGCTATGAAGCGGTATCTTGACAAGCTCAGTGCCCATATAACGACAGTTGACTTGCTCAGGATGGCAGAGGATTGTGGGTTTAATCTTGAGACTGGCCGGTTTGATACCGAAGACAAACAAGACGAAGCAAAGCAAGAATCAGTTTCAATACTGAAAGAAGAAGAAGTTGTCGAGAACAAACAAATAGCCGAGGCAGAAGCCAGACTTCAAAAATTGGCCGAAAGCGACAAATACAAAATTCCAGAACCGGAGCCAGAGCCAGAACCGGAACCAGAGCCAGAGCCAGAGCCAGTCGTCGAGCCTCCGAAGTTTGCAGTCGAGCCTTCCCGCAAAGATGGCGATTCAGTGATAGTTTACATTGAAGGTGATCCGGTACAGGGCGTTGTCAGGGGCTATTTACCCAAGGGTCCGACCGAAGAAGTGACTTACAAAGTCGAAGTTGACGGCGAAACAATAGAGATTAGCGAAGACGATATTGAATAGAGGTAATCATGGCTGAAAGCTCATTAGCTGTTACATTTTCAGAATTGAAGCAGGCCGTTGCTCATTACCTGGGCTATGGTCTTTCGGTAGCAGAGGACTGGTCTACCAACCAGACTGCTGAGATCGAGATGGCTATCAAAAGCGGTCTGCGCCAGTTTTACTTTCCTCCGAAGATATTTCAGGATAAGCAGTCGCACAAGTGGTCTTTTTTGACGCCTGTGACAACGCTGGACGTCGTTGGGCCCTATTCTACGGGAACTGTGAGCATTGGTCAGTATGCCACTGGTACGGTCACTGTGTTTGAAGGCGACTGTACTCTACTTGGCGGCATTTGGCCTTCGTGGGTCTCCGCTGGTGATACTTTGACTATCGGTGAGACTGTTTATGCCGTGACTACCCGAGATGATGACACAGGTTTGACAGTGACTGGTGACGACGTTAGCGAAGCCACAGCCTATACTATCGTTACTGACGACACGACAAACGCGGTCGCAGTCTTGGCAGGCGGAACATGGCCTTCGGCTTGGACGGAAGATCATGGTTCGATTGTTATTGACAGCACTGAATACGCCATAACAACAAGGGATTCTGATACAGAACTCACCCTGTCAGCGGCATGGGCGGCGGCGGATTACATAGAGGGCGAAGACTACTCCCTGAAGCATAACGGCAACTATGACCTGCCAGACGGGTATGCTGGGATGGTCGGCGATATGGTTATCGAGTCTGACAATTACAATCCAGACATTAAAATTGTCGGCGAAGGTGTTATCAGGAATTCCAGACAGCAGAATCCGCAAAACTCATCGACTCCGTTTTACGCAGCGATCAGACCGAAAGTGCAGATCACTACGACTGGACAGCGGTTTGAGATTATGTTTTACCCATTGCCGAGTACAGCCTTGACGATCAGCTATGCAATGCGGCTTATACCGCAAATGTTAGTTGATACTTCGATTGAATACCCGGTCGGCGGTGCTACGCACTCAGAGACGATCAAAGCAAGCTGTCTTGCGGCGGCAGAAGTACAAGTAAAAGACGGGCACGGCCCCTTATGGGAAGCGTTCAAAGAGGAGCTTTCGTCCTCAATAACCAGTGATAATGCCATGAACAGCCAGCAATACTTCGGCTATAATGGTGATAACAGTGATGCAATTCACCGACCAGTGCAAGGTAGTCGGCGAGTTGTCAATCAAGGTCTTGTAACCTATAATGGAGGCTAAAATGGCCAGAACACCAAAAATTCAGTATGACAAACTAACTTTTGAAGTCGGAGGCAAAGGCCTTGAACAGGCTTGGACGGTTCAAGGAAATATTGTGTCGATTGCTTTTCAGGTTACAGCCGGTACGGTTGTTCGTAACAATGTAACCGGACAGGGTACAGTTGGCTGGACAATAGCCAGCGGGCTTCCGCAGGGGTTCGACTTCCGAAACCTTGAAGGCGAAGTCATATACTTCACCGGCACTGAAGCTGCTACTATTGAAATCAGTTGGATAACCGGGCTTGGTTGCTAAGGAGTTGTCAGATGGGACAATTCTTTGGAAATAGCAATAATCTTAACTCGCCGTAACAGCTAAGTGGGCTACTGCTAACGCGTCGAATATTTTCACCTGTACGCAGGGACTAATTGAATATAAGAACTAATTTTAGAAAGGCATGAAAATGGCAGCGAAAAAAGGCAGTTGCGGCGGGACTCCAAGAGTCGGGAAAAAAGGCGATAAGAAACCCAGTGGTGGTCGCAATAGAAACAAAAGAAAATAAAAGGAAACACGATGGCTCAGAGAAAGTTTAGATTTCCGGTTCTTGGCGTTGACAAAAACTTCGCCGCTTCGTCCAGACCAGACTTGACGGCTTCGGACATGAACAACGTCAGGCCGTTTGACGTGCTTGAAGAACGAGCCAGAGGCGGGCAGCGACCGGGACAGCGTAAAGTATTCAACCAGGACATCGGCAACGGAACGCCGGTTGTTAAAATGACACAGATAACTACAGTGGAGCTATAATCATGGGACAGTTTTTTTCAAATAAAGGTGTACAAGAGATACAACCTACTGGTGGGGCTAGCGATAATCTGACTATAAATGCCGCCATAACAAAAGCTAATGCGGCAGGCGGCGGCATTGTTCAATTATCGGTAGGTACGTTTAATTGTGTGAATTCCGTCTTACTTTTATCTAATGTATGGCTAAGGGGGCAAGGATCAGCTACGATTCTTAAAAACACACAAGGCATTAACCCTACAAAACACTGCCTTGATGTTAATTTACAAGATAATGTCATAATGACTGACTTCTGTATTGATGGCAATCTTGCTGTTAATGGTAGAAATTCAAGTGACATTAGTATGGACCTCGCTATTCGGTTTTCTAGTAATGTTATTGCTTATAACATAGAAGCAAAGAACAGTCCATCTCAGGGCATCGCTGTTTACGCAGGAGACTCGCTTGGAGATTTAGGTTCATTTAACGTTAAGGTTGACACCTGTAATTCGCATGATAATAACCTGAGAGGACTTTATGCACAGGGTATTCTCGATACAGTCATATTTGATAAATGCACAGTCTACGATAACGATTTCAGCGGTATGCTTCTCGGCATGAATGCTTCATCTGATATTACAGTATCTAACTGCACATTCCGAGACAACGGGAACAAAGTAGATTGTTCTTTTGGGTACACCAGACCAGAAATTGAGATCAATGCAATAGATTCAACTGCTGCCGTTCCGGGGCCCGCAGGATTAAGTGTTAGACGGAAGTTCATCAATAATAAAGTGTCAAGAAGTGGAGCGGCATCAAAGTTTACATTACTTAATGACGGTTCTGGCGGTTTGTTATTCCGGTTGAGTCCTTTAGCTAATAATCTTTTAGTTTCTGGCAACTCTTTCTATAGTGACGTTGAGGGTAATTATTATGACTTCTCCCTTCTCGGACCAATAAGAGGGTTTAAATTTACGGATAATGAATATAACTCAACAAGTCCAACGATAGCAGCAGGAAGTCAAGGACCTGTTTCATTGCGCAGATCAGGTAACCCCTCCAGCTGGGCGGCATCTACAGCGTACAAAAATATTGTGAGTGTAATGCCGCTTACCAAAACCATTGTAGTTGCTACGATGGTTCAACAGCCGGGCGCAGGCGATGTGCTAACTCAAGCAAATGCAGCTAATGCAACGCTGACCGTAGTAAGCTCTACAGCAACAACAATTACCGGAACAATGCCGGGGAATCAGATCTGGGACAATACGAACGCTTTCACCTCTAATGACACAAATGAAACAATGAATCCAGCCTCGAATACGCCTACGGCTGGTCCTAATGATTTCAGGTACTATGCTACGGTGGTTGATGAAGATAATCGAACATCGGGTGGCAGTGAACCAACATGGCCGACTTATGAGGGTGCTACAGTAGTTGATGGTGATATTACATGGACAGCTGTTAGAAATAAAGCTGTCTATGATTCCCAATTCATTGGTAATAGTTTTAAGAGTTCTAATTTCGCATTAATTATGAGAGCAGGAGTTGAGAGTCTTATCATAGCGGGCAATACTTTTGAATCTCTACAATATGGCAATATATACTTTGATAGTGCTGGAACAGAACCACTGAGTAAATCTATTATAACAGGTAACACATTCAGAACGATAACCCCAACAAATGTAAGAAGCTCTATTAGGGATTATGGTGGTTCAGCAGATTGGAATATTATTAAAGATAACATTTATGAATACTCTGATTTTGAAAACCTCGGCGGTGGAAATAATATCATTTCGGATAATATTGCATATTAACAGGGCGGATAAATGGCAATAACTATTCCAAATCCAACTAATGCGGCAACGGACGTACCGATCAATGCAACGCTCGCTTGGGCTGATTCAGTCGAAAGTGATTCGTACAAGGTCTATTTTGGCACAGATACAGCAAAGGTAACAAGCCGTGACGACGACGTTTACCGTGGCGACGTTACAGACTTGACATACGACCCCAGAGTAATGCTGACTTACAGCACTGAATACTTCTGGGCGATTGATGCTGTTCTGGATGGCGATGTTACGAGTCAAGTAACCAACTTCTCATTTACGGTTGTTGCTTCTGATGCGAATATTTCAGGCAAGAAGTACAAGAAGCGATTGTGTGCTTTGGCAGACGATAAGTTTTGGTATGAAGATATTGATTCTCAGCCGTCTGATATGGTCGAACTGGCAACGACACTCACGGTTGCATCAATGACCACGCAGCCAGCGGCAGGCGATATTCTGACTCAGGCTACTTCCCTCGCAACAATGACAGTCACAAATAGCACAGCGACCACGATACGAGGGCATGTGACAGGCACATGGGACTTGTCGCATACGTTTTCGTCGAACGATACTGGCGCAACAATGGACGAAGACACGAATACTCCGACTCTGATTTCAACTTTCGCACCTGATACCAGTACACCGATTGATATGGTCGAAGCGTACCAGAAGATATTCGTGGTCAACGGTGCGACGAAGACAGTCGTTGACTTCACCAACACGAAGATCATCTCTAACGATGCAGCCCCAGCCGTTATTGACCCTGCCCCAACAAGAGGGATGATCCTGACAGCGGCTTCAGGGGCGAAGATGACAGTTGACTATTGGGACGGTGGGGTAAACATTTACGGGTTCAATACGACTTCAAAGGTGTTTGCGTCGGGAAATGCAGTCACTGGCACAAACGCAGACGGCGGTGCAGTCAGCTTCACGATGACAGCGGCGGCGGGCGTAGCCCCAACCGTACCGCATTATTATACTTGGACTATGTTTGGGAACGAAACCACTACGACAGACCCAGATTACAAAGGTGCTTTGCCTGCACTGTCTACGATGTTGTGCAGATTCAGGGGTAGGGTTGTTCTGGCTGGAAACAGCAATGTCCCCCACAGTTGGAATATGACACGGCAGGACGATCCGTTCGATTTGCTGTTTCTGGAAGAAGACGCGGCTTCGGCTGTGCTTGGCCAGAACTCTGCTCTTGGTCAGATTGGTGACGTAGTTGTTGCTCTGATGCCTTACAACGATGACTATCTGATATTTGGCTGCTCAAATTCGATATGGATTCTTGCAGGTGACCCGGCAGGCGGCGGTTCGCTGGATCCGATGAATGAGACAACCGGAATCATGGGTAGGGATGCTTGGTGTAAAGACGGTGACGGAAACACATATTTCGTCGGGACAGACGGCATTTACCGGATTGCAAAAAACCTGTCATCGTTTGATAATTTGACGATGGCGAAGATACCGACGATCATAGAAGACCTTGCCCTTGACGCAGACAAACAGATTATTACGATGGGCTATGACGGCAGACAGCATGGCTTGGTAATTTCCGTGACAACCCGCGAAGACGGAAGCAACGACAATTTCTGGTACGACTTGCGTACAGGTGGATTCTTCCCAGAAGACTACGCAGACAGCAATGGGCTATTCAGTCAGCACTATTACAAGGCAGATAACCCAGAGTATAAGCGGCTGATAGTTGGCTGTAACGACGGCTATATTCGGACTTTTGATACAGTTGAGAAGAATGACGATGCGACAGTTATGATTGACGACCTTGTAGGCCACTGGAAGATGAACGATGATGCTGCAACTAAAGTGGTTGTTGATTCATCAAGTAATAGCAATGATGGGGCATCAATCCAAAATACAGAAGATGTTAGTGTTGCTGGTAAAATAAATGGTGCTTTATCTTTTGACAGTGCTTCGTTTGATTTTGTTCAGTCTGATTATGATGCTACCGGAGTCACGAACATATCTTTCTCTATGTGGGTAAAACCTACAACTGACATCGGAATAAAAGCACTTGCAGGACCTTCTTCGTGGGGCAATGACTTCTTTATTCTACGAAGATCAGCACAGAAGTTTTATATAACGACACGCAGAACAAGTGGAACTTCATACACTGTAACATCAGGTAATTACCCTGCGGACGGAAGTTGGTATCACGTAGTAGGAAGCCTAGATATAGCGAATCAAGTCTTAAACCTTTATGTCAACGGAATCGCTATGACTCCCGCTAGCACGCCAACGGCATCTGGTGCTATTAACGCAGACTGGGTTAAATTTGAAATAGGTAGATCAGCTGGTGCGCATCATTTCGATGGAGATATTGACGATGTCCGCATATACAACAAAGAATTGACTCTTGCCGAGGTAGTTGGCATATACAATGATGGCGACGGCACAGAGGGCGTACCGCAGGTGCAGGAGCCGATTGACAGTTATGCTGTTTTGGGCCCAAAGCCGCTTTCGACAGACGACTTCGCCAATACGCAGATTACAGACCTGGTTATGATTTCCGGCGGTGGTGCGGTTGGTGGTTCGGAGCTGGACACAGACGGATTGACGATGGATTTACACGTTAAAGATACCAGTGAGGAAGTTACCGAGGCGATTAAAGCAGACGCTACGCCGCAGTACACGTACACGCAGTCAGGCCCCGGTAGGGCACAAAACCAGCGTCCGAGGATTACTGGGCTGGTTGCAGGCATAAAGCTGTCAAACGCGAAACTGGGCGAAACTTGGGCTATTGAGAAGGTGACAACGAAGACGAAGCCGTTTGGGAGGAAAAAATAATGGCTGGACAGTTTACAGTTTCAGGTTCAAGCAAAGCCGACATTGCGAAAATTCGACGGCGGATCCAGTTCTTGTCGAGTACGCTGGCAAAGGCTCTATTCAAGGGTTCTTATGTCACCGAGGCGGCTTTGATCGCAGAACACGGAAACCCAAAAGAGAATTGGAGTTATTATAATACTTCAATCGGTCAGACGATCACTTACCATAAAGACACTTGGTATCAGTACACTGTTGACGGCGAGAACGGAACAGGCGAAGACTACAAAGGCGAATTTGCAGTCGCTCCGTCCAGTCCGGTTACAGACGATGCTTACCTGGATTCAGTTGATAAGGTTGTTTACATTTACAATGGAGTGGCATGGGAGATCATGTCGCAGTCTGGTACGAATATCACAGTCACTTACCACGACAGTAACTATGAGGCAACTCCTGATGATCCAGAGGCAGAAAGTGGAGGCATAACAGAGGGTTGGCATCTTGACGCAAGCGAGGACGTAAACTGGTTAAGCCAGAAAGTCGGAGCCGGTGACTGGGGAACACCGATACCGGCAAAGAACTTGGTTGGTGCGGTCGGGCCTGCTGGAGCGGACGGCGAAGATGGAGACCCAGGCGAAGACGGCGAAGATGCGTTTGATGATATTGACATGCCGACTACTACCGGGATAGTATTCACGCAGTCAGGCACAAGCGTTGTCTGGACGACCGGCAATTTGAAGTACAAAGGCACTGATTATACAATAGCCTCTGGCACTACAGCCGGAACCAGTCACTATATTTTCTGGGATTTAGCTAGTGCCAATACGACGTTCAAGGTGACAAACACACTAAGCGATGCAATCGGTGGCG